CGGGTTATCATTATTATGAACCCGACCGACTCCAATCATTTCATTTACAAAAAATACATCGAGAAAACACATCGGCTTGTCAATATCGACGAAGTGGATGTGCAAATTAGCACTCATCCTAACGTCCTACATATCCACACGACCTATCTTGATAATCTTGAAAATCTGTCCGAAGAATTTATTCGCGAGGTGGAGAACATGAAACGCGAGAACCCAGAAAAGTATGCCCATGTTGTTATTGGGCGCTGGGCAGATGTTGCCGAGGGCGCAATCTTCAAAAAAATAAATACGGTTAAAGTATTTCCTCAGTGGTGTGAAAACGTTGCCATCGGACAAGATTTCGGATATACGAATGATCCTACGGCAATGGTGAAATGTGGAACTATCGGCAATGCAATTTATTTCGACGAATTATGTTATAAAACGCACATGCTGACACGAGATATTATTGCAGAGTTAAAGAAATATCCGCATTTACAAGTCATGTCGGAATCAGCAGATCCGAGGCTCGTGGATGAGATCGCCAATGCTGGAATAAGTATTTATCCGGTAGACAAAAGCGGCCCCTCTATCATTGCCGGTATCGAAAAGATGCTTGAAATGGAAATATATGTCACGGAACGGTCATATAACCTTTTGAATGAATTTAGAAATTACGTTTGGGATAAAGACAAAGACGGACATCCAATAAATCGCCCGGCAGACGGACAAGCAGACCATGCAATTGATGGTTGCCGGTATTATGTTTTAGGGAAAATATTGGGAAAGATTCTACAACCGAAGAGTTACGAAGGATATTTTTAATTACTGATAATCCTGCGTAGATGCAGGACACCAAAACCGACGAAACGACATGAAAACATTGGAGGAAATACTCGCCCTCCCTTCGGAGGCTGAAAAAATCTATTATCTCAAGTATCGCCGCACGCCTTTGCCTGATGTGCAGGCTCTTTATAATGATTGGGACCCTAATAAACATGAAGTCATGGACGAAAACATTCGTCCCGACAACAAGGTAATCGTAGAAGAATCTCGACAAGATCCTAAAACGGGTAAAACGATTCCCCCCACTTACAAAAAAGACGACATTAATCCCACGAATAGGATTATGTTACCATTGGAGCAAGACATTACCAATATACACACCGCATGGACAGTGGGTAATGATCCAAAAGTAAACTGCAAGCCTAACAATGACCAAGAACAGGAATTGCTATCCATAATTGACAGCGTTAACCGCAAAAATAAGATGCGGTATAATAATAAACGAATTGTCCGCTCATGGCTTTCTGAAACAGAGGTTGCCGAGTATTGGTATGTTGTTAAAGATGCGGGTTTCTGGCGCAAGATTCTTACACGGGTAAAAAAGGCATTCGGAGGCACAATTACGCCACAATTTAAGCTTCGGTGTACCATATGGTCTCCATTCAGGGGGGATAAATTATACCCGTTTTTCGATGACACCGGCGACTATCTTGCATTGAGCCGTGAATACTCAGTGAAAGATATTGACGGCACGGAAACCCTGTTTTTTATGACCGTAACCGATGATAAAGTGTATAAATGGCGCATGGATGCAGATTGGGTAAAGGTTAGTGAATTTAGACATGGGTTCGATAAAAATCCTACAATTTATTCGTGGCGTTCAAAACCGCTTTGTCATAACATTAAGCCCATTCGGGAACGATTGGAACGACTTATGTCGAACTTTGCGGACTGCATTGATCGTTGTTTTTTCCCATATTTAATACTCGAAGGCGAAATACATGGCACTCCGCAACAGTCAGGCAAAAATCGTCTCATAAAAATCACCAATGGGGGTAAAGTGTATTATTTGAACTGGGATCAAGCCAGCGACGCTGTACGCCTGGAACTGGACGGTCTATGGAATAAGGCCTATCAACTTACTAACACGCCGCAACTTTCCCTTGAGGCCTTAAAGGGGCTGGGTGATGTCCCGTCCGGCCGTGCTTTCCAGTTTCTTTTTATGGGTACAAACCTTGCAATTGACAATCACGCAGAGGTTATCGGCGAGCATATCCAGCGGCGATACAACTTCCTTGTATCCGCTATCGGCTCGCTCAATGCGGAATATATGCAAGCCTCACAGACTATTGACATCGAAACAGAAATACAGCCTTTCACTATTGACGACATGGCTGAGAAAATCAAGAATGCGACCGATGCCTGTGGGATGCCTGTCGCATCACTTAAAACGGGGGTTGCGTTGGTGGGGCTTGTTGACAATGTTGACGATGAAGTAAGGCAGATAGAGGAAGAACGGGAGGCGAAATCCATGAACAACCTTATAGAGCCATCATTTTAAACTTTAAGACTTGGCACGCGATAAATTCGACCATCAAAAGTGGGAAAAAGAGCACAAGGATCATATTGCTGAATATGTTGGCAATATCGACGCTCTCTATGGTATTGCGGCGGTCGAATTATTGCAATTAGGCGCAAAATACGATTACAATCCGGAACAAGGGAAATTATTCTCCTTCTCGTCGTCAAAACAGTCGAGCAAAAATGCGAATGCTATTCTGACGAACTTTAAATCGCAGTTGTACGGAATCATCACAGGGGGCATTGCTTCCGAATGGGCGTTCGCAAATACCAAGAATGACGAATGGGTTCGATCTCTTACAGACTCCCCTAAAAAGGCTTATCTCCAGCACAACCAACAGGCTTTAGCGGCTTTCAGAAGGCAAAAGTTTTACGGGCACACTTTGTCGGATAGGGTCTGGAAATACACAACTCAATTCAAAGAGCAGATCGAACTAACTCTGTCGGTAGGTTTGAGCGAAGGCCGTAGCGCGGCACGTATGAGTCAAGACGTTCGCCAATATTTGAACGAACCAGATCGACTGTTTCGCCGGGTGCGCGATAAATTCGGGAATCTCGTATTGTCGAAAAATGCCCAAACATATCATCCCGGGCAAGGAGTTTACCGGTCGTCGTACCAGAACGCAATTAGAATGACCCGCACGGTCATAAATACGGCATACAGGGAATCCGATTACATCCGGTGGCAGCAGTTTGATTTTGTCGTAGGCATCGATATTAAAACATCCAAATCACATGCCACA